CGCACGCGCGCGTTATCGGATCGCACGCCGTGCGATTTCGTGCGATCTATGGAAGGGGGAAATATGGGAAAGCATTTAAGGCGCGGAAAGCGTCAAAAGAAGTTTCTTGCGGACGAACGTTTCGCAACAAAAGTTATTGTCGCGATCGGAATTACAACGGCGATCTTCATTGCGGCGCAGTATGTTTCTTTCCTCATTACGGGGATTGAACAAACAACGCTGATTACGTACTACTTTACCGCCGTTGTGATCGAGTGCGGCGCGCTTATGCTGAAACGTGTATCGGAAATCATTGTTGCAAGAGTGAAGAAAAAAGAAGAAATCGAACCGGAAACGGAAACAGACGAAAGCGAGGTTTTATAAATGATTGATCTTACACCCATTATGGAAGCAATTATCGCGCTTGTCGCGGCAGTTATTACCGCGTTCGTGATCCCGTGGCTGAAAGGGAAAATCGACGCGGACAAGCTGGAGAAGATCGAATTGTGGGTAACGGTTGCCGTAGAAGCCGCCGAACAGCTTTACGTGGGAAGCGGGCGCGGCGCAGAAAAGAAAGCCTATGTCGTGCAGTTCTTGCAGGAAAAGGGCTTTACCATTAATCCCGACAGCTTGGATAAACTGATCGAAGCCGCCGTTTTCAATCTTCCGGAGTATATCGGGCTGATCGAAGCGGAAGGCGAAGAAAACGACTAACACCGACAACGCCGCCCGCGTTTCCTCCTTCCGCGAAGCGGCTTTCGGCGGCGAGCTATCCCATCGATAAAAAATTCCCCGCGAAGGCTACACGCCTTCGCGGGGCTTTTTTTGTTGGCATTATTGTTCCGGATCGGCGGGCGTTTCCGTTTCCGCCGTAGCGATTTTCCCTTTGATGAAACGATACAGTTTCTTACACCCTATCGCGATCCCCTTAAACAGGTAATAATAAATCTTGTAGATCGCCAAAAGCATAAAGTACAGACACCAGCCCGCGCCAATAATCATATACCACATAAGATAGAACATTCCGGCGACAAGCATAGCGCCACACCACAACGGGGCGTTGCGCTTATTTACGCGGATACCGAAGCCCAGCCGAAAACCAGCCATTCGTTTTAGTGTCTTTGTAAAGGTTACGAACATAGAGCAAATCCCCCTTTGAATTGTAAATTTTCAAGGCAGAATTTACCCATTCTGACCTTTAACATAATTATACGGCTTCCGCGCGCTAAAATCAAGAATAAAGCGGAATATTTACACGCTGTTTGCAAATAATCAGAATGAAGAGGGATCGCACACGATATGAAGATATACGACTATAACGGGAAAAAGAATATTTGCGGCGAACGATTGCGTCAAGCGCGGGTGATCCAGCGTTTACGGCAAGAGGATTTAGCCGCAAAGGTACAGACGCAGGGCGTTAATATGGAGCGGGACAGCATAAGCCGAATAGAGATCGGAACGCGCTTTGTATCCGACTTTGAATTAAAGATATTTGCAAAGGTGCTGGGCGTTTCGGTTGATTGGCTTTTAGGGGACGAATAAAGGCGGCGGGCTATCCCGTCGCCTTGTTTTTATGATTTTTTCTTGTTTATTTCGGGAAATCTATTGACATACTGCAATAAGTATGCTACAATAGAAGCATAGAAAGGAGGTGAAGAAATGGCGCAGGATATAGGAAAAGCCTTGCAGGAGCTTTCAAAAGCGATTGAAAATAACGAAGCGGTGGAAAGCGTTGTTATTAAAATCACTTTGAAGAAGCAAAAATCCAGCAAGGCTTCAAATCCCAAAGAAAGCAAATAGCTTTCATAGGCAGGGAACGGGCGGGAAACCGCCCTTCCCGTAAGCCCTATTATAATATAAATTGCCCGTGGTTGTCAACGGAGCGGGCGGAAAGGGGCTGAATATGATTATTCGCAAAGGAAACAAGGAATATACGATCACAGAGCGTCGCGAATGCTGGGTGCTGTCCTGTAAGATCGGCGGCTTATCCGTGGAATACAAAGTTCCGAAAGATATTTGCGCCGATGAAGAGGAATTGCGCGCCTACGTTGAAGCGGAAGAGTTGTTTTAGAGGTGGGAGCAATGGCAGAAAAGCGGAAAACGAAAACTTCTTCGGCGGTAAAAAACCGCTATAATAGCCGCGTGTACGGTTCGATTATCGTTCGAGTTCCAAAAGAGATGGCGGAAGCATTCAAAGAAAAATGCGCGGCGACGGGAACGCCGCAAGCGCAAGTTATCAAGAAAGCGATTGAACAGTTTTTAGCAGAATAAGCGGAGCAACGGAGGGCGGCAGGATATGCCGCCCTTTTTCTTTCGGGGAAGGAGGAACGAGAATGCACAAGCATTTGACGTGGACGGATCGCCTTAAAATAGAAAAGGCGTTGAAAGAGGGATTGAAGCCCTGCAAGATCGCCGACAGGCTACACGTACATAATTCGACGATTTACAGGGAATTAAAACGTGGAACATATACGCATTTGAATTCCGACTTGACGACGGAAGAACGCTATTCGCCGGAAATTGCCGAAGCCCGTTATCGTGAAAACCTTGCGGCGAAAGGCGGAGAATTAAAGATCGGGAGCGATCACGAATTAGCCGCTTTCATCGAAAAGAAAATCGGTGAAGAGGGATATTCCCCCGCCGCCGTTGTAGGGGAAATCAAACGGCTGGGGCTGACCTTCAAAACGGAGATCAGCGAAAAGACGATTTATAACTACATCGACAAGGGAATATTTTTCGGGATCAGCCGCGAGAGCTTACCGGAGAAAGGAAAGCGGAAGCGGAAATATGAAAAAGTAAAGCGCAAGAAATCCGCCCGCGCGCCGCAGGGCGAAAGCATAGAAAGACGCGATCCGGAGATTGACGAACGAAAAACCTTCGGGCATTGGGAAGGCGATTGCGTATGCGGAAAGAAAAAGACGAAGGAAGCCTTGTTCGTTCTTTCGGAACGTCTGACGCGGCAAGAAATCATTATGAAGATACCGGATCAGACAGCCGCCAGCGTCGTGGCGGCGCTGAATAAGCTGGAACGCCGATATGGAAAGCGCTTTTCAAAGATATTCAAAAGCATTACGTTTGACAACGGTTCAGAATTCGCGGATTGCGCCGGAATTGAAAAGTCAATCTACGGGAAGAACCGGAAGCGGACGAAGGTTTATTATTGCCACCCTTATAGCGCATTCGAGCGGGGAACGAATGAAAATATAAACAGAATGATACGGCGGTTCTTGCCGAAAGGAACAGACTTCCGGAAAGTAACCGCCGCATATATTCTTCGCGTCGAAACGTGGATCAATAACTATCCGCGCGAAATTTTAGGCTTCGCGAGTTCAAACGACCTGTTCGCCGCCCACCTTGCCGCCGCTTGAAAAGTACACAAAAAATTTTTTTAGTTTTTTCTGCTTTTACTCTTGACTTTTAGCGAAAAAAGCGGATTTGCACAAGCTTTTTCTATTTTGCTTGTATCATTTGCATAAAAACTTTTGCTTTGTTGCCTGCGCGTCCAAAAATCAGCCGTGCATTTCATAAAAAAGAGCAAAAAAAGAGGCACACCGCAAAAAATACGGTGTGCCCTAAAGTATTCTTACAACATTCTGCTTATAAAAATACAGTTAAAACCGTGTAAAACACGTATGCCGATTTGATATAGCGCTACGCAAAGCAGAAAAATCAGTACTGTCTGCCCCAGTAGACCATGTGCTTTGCCGGCTTGCCACAGCAAACGCAAACATCAGAGAGGTGCTCTTCCTTAAACGGAATGCAACGGGACTTCACGCCACCGGTCGCGTCCTTCAGCTTGTCCTCGCACGCGCTGTCGCCGCACCACATGGCCTTGATGAAGCCGGGCTTGTTCTCCGCAATGTCGAGGAACTCCTCATACGTCGTCGCCGTGAAGGTCTTTTCTTCAAGGTTCTTCAGCGCACGCTCGTAAAGACCGTCATGCACAGCCTGCAAGGCCTTTTCAATCTCGCCCTCAAGGTTATCGAGCGAAACGAAAATCTTCTCTCTCGTGTCGCGGCGGACGAGCACGCACTGGTTCTGTTCAATATCCTTCGGACCGATCTCCAAACGCAACGGCACGCCCTGCATCTCATACTGGCTGAACTTCCAGCCGGGGGAGTTGTCGGTGTCGTCCAGCTTCACGCGGAACTTCGTCTTCAGGGATTCATACAGCGCGTTTGCCTTGTCGAGCACGCCGGGCTTATGCTGTGCAATCGGGATGATTGCCAGCTGGATCGGCGCGACCTTCGGCGGCAGTACAAGACCGTTGTCGTCGCCGTGTACCATGATGATGGCGCCGATCATGCGGGTGGAAACGCCCCAGGAGG